TACCAGCATCAGACTTAACACCTTTTGCTTGCTTCTGCTGACCTGTAGGTTTACCGTGCATCTTACGGATCATCTGCTTGACGTTAGATACAGCAGACTTACCCGACCCACCTTTTTGAGTGGGGGTTCCTGCAGCAGGAGTATTGAGACCAGTACGACCAGGGACACGTCCAGTGGACTTGCCAGTTTCTTTCTCGTAACGATTCAATTCACTGATGAAATCTTTAAAGCGTTGCATTAGTGTTTATGCGATTCAACAATAACCAAATCTAGGTCAGTGACAGGAACGTTACTATACATTTGCTCTGCCTCATCTACGATGTCGTAGTGGGTAACAGCGTGAGTATGTCCATACTCGTCAGGTTCTGCCATCTCTGCCAAGGTATGTGCCTCAGGAATTGTATAGCATAGACCATATTCAGCGTGCTCAACATACTTAGCACAGATATGGGTTTTCTTTCCCATTGCTTTACTAACAGTCTTCCTACGATTCAACAGATACTTATCTGATTTATCGTGGTCACCATCGTTATCAATATCCTTGTCTTCTTTTCCGACAGGATCGAGTTTCTTTTTAGATGCTTCTTTCAGGTCAGCGAGTTCTGCCTGAAGAAGGGCGCGGATTGACTCTTTCATCAGTAATTCCTTCTGGGGGTTGATAATAATTTTTGATTTTTTACCCATTGCTACTTTCCGAAGTTAGGGAAGTTCTTCTTGAATAATTCAGATGCTTCCTTGTGCTTACCTTTGTTGGTAAGATCCTTAGTTTGTTTAAGGACTGCTCTCTTCTTGAGTTGTTCGGGTGTTGGTTCTTCCATAATCTGTTTGTTGTAAGCAAGTCTGTCTCTCCAAGACGCAGCATCAGGAATACGTGCCTGTGCGTTGTCGTGATCGACAGTTTCTTGTTGCATTTGCATAAGGCGACGTACCTTATCTGTTCTTGATTCGTCCATAGTAGACTCTTCTCCTAGTTTTCTTGCGAGTTTATCAGACCCTTTAGAGATTGCTCTTGAGGTTTTACCAATAACTTTTTTACCAAGATTACCTGCCGCTTTACCAGTTGCTTTAGCAGCGCCTACGCCAGCGCCGACTGCTTTCTTAAGACCTCTGCCGACTGCACCTGCAGCACGACTGAGAAGAGATCTCTTTTTGGTACCAGTCTCTGCTGAACCACCTGTTGAGGTAGGTGCAGATCCTGAAGAGGATGGAGAAGATGATCCAGAAGATGATCCACCTGAGGATCCAGATGAACTTCCAGATGATGAACTAGAAGCAGAACTTCCTGTGAGACCACGCTCTCTGCCTTTCTGAAATTCAGATTTAGCAGAGGACGCTGCACGTTGTGCTACACCAGTAGCATAACCTGCTCCTCTTACTGCTCCTTTTGCTGCTCCCTTAGCACCTGCTTTAGCAGCAGATCCTGCCTTAGCAAGTCCTTTCTTTACGATAGAACCTGCCTTGGAAGCAGCATTTTTCATACGCTCTACACGCTTGCCTCTAGAGATACGCTTTGCACTATCTTTAGATGCTTTTACAGCAGAGTCGTAATAATCTTCGGTGAGCAATTCGAATCCGTCCAAGATGTCGAGTGCTTCTGTTAGATTCTGTTCTGTATCGAAATCTAACAGTGCCTCTACAACAACATCTTGTAGGTCCTGCTCTGTAAGGATGTCAAACTCGTCACCGAGTTCATCTACAACATCCCATACCCATTCCTCGTTAGCGGGTACACAGTTAGGAACGTCTTTACCGTTCTTCTTCTTGGTACCTTTAGCAACGTAACCGTCCCAACACGTACTAGCGCCGACGTTTTTACGTGCTTGCTTAAGTCCTTCCCCAACCACAGTTTTAGGAGTCGCACCTTTTGCTTTGATAGATCTTTGATTCTCACACTGAGGATCAACGGTGGACTGCTTTTCTTTGGGGGTGTCGATCTTACTTGATGCAGCACTTGGTTTGTTGTTAAGTGTTGCTGCATTAGCAGACTCCTTGAACTTCACAGGCATTGATACTGTACCTTTGCCTGGAACATACTTAGTAGTTCTTGGATTCTTAGGATCGTCAGACTTAAAATCTTTGTGAATTTTATCATAATCTTTTTTAGACATCTCTAACGCTTCGTTTTTACTCTTAGCATTAGAATGATGTGATGGATCACCAAACGCAGGGTTGTTTCTGTACTCTGGTTTCTGTTTCTTTTGTGCTGCTTCTAATTTCTTTGCTTTTTTATCAAGGAAATCTTTCATAGCACCACCTGCCTTACCAGATCCTTTGGTAATACCATATGCACTACCTTCTTCTACTGAAGATGGAGTTCCATCTGCTTCAATTTCGTGCTCAATCACTTTACCGTCAGCATCCTTCTCGTGATGCTCAACGTTTAGGGTCTTAGGATAATCCTTGTCACCCTTCTTAGCAGGTGCTTCACCACGCTTGCGTTTAGCGTGAATATTTGACCAAAGACCTGCCTTTCCTTCGATAATAACTTCAGCGATTGCCTTCTCAGTTGGTGTGACAAGACGCTTCTCTAGATAGGCATCACGTGCCTCTCCAGTGTAGTTATGCTCTGCGTATTCAACAACGTAAGTTACTGATTGTACGTCTGCTGGTGAATACTTCAGCAGTTTCGAAGTTAATTTTAAATCCATCTGTCGAAAATTTGCGTAATACTATTTAGTCTTTCTAAAATCACTGAACTTCTTGACTCCCTGCCCAGGTGTCATTGCCTGAACTGCTTGTCTGTATGTGTCAGTGCCTATCTTCCAGTCGTTTCCACTACCATCGTCTGCTGACTTGTGTAGTTCTTTGACTTCCATAATAGAAGACAACCAAACGTTGAATCGATAGTTTTGTGGAGTCTCAAAGATTACATAATTAGTTCCTTTCTTTACGATTGTTCCTCTTACACCTGTATCTAAGTGCTCCACTATAGAACCAACTGTAAAGATTTTTTCTTCGAAGAACGCTTCACGAAGATTTTCCTGATCCAACTTAGGAGCGATGTCCCAGAGTTCAGAAACCTCTTCTTCCTGTTCTTGTTCTTGAATACCCATACCTGCACGAACTTCCATCATTAGTTGTTCAGCAAGTTTCTTTGCATTGCTAGGTACACCCTGAGCAAAACCTTCGAGGTCTCCTGATGCTGCAAACGCTCGCATCTTAGAAGCACTCATACCTTCTACACCCTCTGCGTCAGGATCTCTTTCTCCTGCAGACATTACATTCAGTGTCTCGAATTCATATGCCTGACCGTTGTACTTCTCAAGCAATGCTTTGAATTCTGATACTCTATCAGAACCAACAACCATCGTTACTTCTGAGTAACCCTCTTGATTGAGGTTAGAAAGTACATTGAAGATGTTAGACATATCGCCATCATTAACGATAGCATCCGAATGATTCGGGAACATCTTTGACATAAAATCGATCTTAACATCAGGTTCCAATGGATTCTTTTTAGGATCCACAGTACGTGATGGATAGATTCTATAACTATCAGCACCTTGTTCAGCAACAGTGTTCAATAATTTCTCGTGACCAACAGTAGGAGGATTGAAACGTCCAAAGGTTAGAGCAATATGTCCAAGACCTTCTCCGCTTTCAATATGCTCATCTTCTGCTGCACCTTGACTTGCTCCACTCTGTGCTTGTTCTGCTTCTTTACCTGATACAGGTACAAGACGATTCCCTCCTTCAGACTTAGCAACAATGTTACCTTGCCTATCAGCATAGTAACCGTGCCCTGCGTGTTGGAGTCCTCTCTTAGCAGCAACTTCACCTGCAGCGGTGCGTGCCTCAGTTATAAACTGACTGAACTTCATTGATATGTTAGTGTTTTCCATTTCTATTTATCACCCCCAATTTTTTTCTACTGTGAAGTTCGCTCTAGAGAACTCCAAACGGTCTACAATTTTAAGTGCAGAACCTGATTTGATTGCTACAAAACCCTCTGGTGCAGTGACTCTGTATCCATTATCAGTCTTAATATATGTACCAATATCTTTGACTTTGTTGAGTTGTTTGATGATAACCGCCTTGGCAGCAGTGATATTCATATAAGATGCAACAGTCATATACACAGCACGTCCATTTTGATTCAAGAATTTCATACCATTCTCTTTAATAGTGGCATACTTTTTCTTGGTTGTCTCTTGCTTCTTCAGACTGATCTCTTTATCAAGTGCTGCTGCATAGAATGCAGAGAATCCTAGTGCAACTTGCTGTGCATTTGTGATAGGTTTACCAGTCCTAATAAATGAGTTGAAATATACCTTGAACATAGCAGCAAGCATAAACTTACCCTCACCACTCGTCTGTAGGATGTCTAAGAATCTAGATGCTTGCTTGAGAGAACCCTCTGCACGGTTAACTAACAGATCATACTTACTTCTCTCTGTAGGTTTGAATGTAGAAGCACCTGTAGCGTCAGTAAAGTTTGAAGAGAATACTG